GGGTTCATGGCGGCGGCCTCCTGTGCGATGGTGGGTAGGGCGGCTGCCGCTCGGGCGGCCGCGTTGGGGTCAAGGGTTTGCACGACGCCAAGCTCGGCCAGGACGGCTTCGAGGGTGGCAATGCGATCGATCATGCCGGCGGCCTTGGCGGCCGCGGCGAAAAACCATTTGCCTTGGCCGTAGCGGGCCAGGACGTCGGCGGCCGTCGTCTTGCGGTGGCGGGCCACGGCGCCGACGAATAGGTCATATTGGGCGTCGATCTGTTCGGCGATCGTGGCGCGGGCCTGCTCGCTGAGGGGCTCGACGCTGTTGCCGTCGGCCTTGTATTTGCCGGCGCTGATGACGGTGTTTTTGATGCCTATTTCTGCGGCCAGGGCGCTGGTTTCCGTGTGGATCGCCAAAACCCCGATACTGCCGATGCGGGCGCTGGGCGTGGCCACCAGTTCGTCCGCCGCGCTGCCAATCCAATAGGCCGCGCTCGCCGCGCAGGCGTCGGCGACGGCGATGATGCGTTTTCCCTGGCCGCGGGCCGCGTAAATCTTGGCGGCCAGTTCCTCGGTTCCTTCGACGGTGCCGCCGGGGCTGTCGATGGCCAGGACGATTGTTTCGATCTCGGGGTCGGCCATTGCCGCGTCAAATTGCTTGCCGTAGCGAAGCGTCGACGTGCCGCCGAAATATTCCTGCATCCAAGTGGGTCGGTAGGATAGAAAGCCGTGCAAGGGCAGGACCGCTACCTTGCCGACGCGGCGGGCGCGGATCTGGTCGCCGGGTTGGAGCGCGGCGCGGCTGTTCAGGTCGCCGGCGCTGGCGTCCAGCATGGTTTGCAGGGCCTCGGGCAGGATGGCCCAAGCCTTCGCGGCGGCGGAGCGCAGGAAACTGCGGCGGCGGCTGCGCTTCATTCGTCGGCCTCCGTGCTGGCCGGTTCGGGCCGGGCCTGGCCGGCGGAAGGTCCGCTGCCGGGGGTGCCTTGCGGGTTGGTGCCGAGTTCCAAGGGGACGCCGTGTTTCGTGGCAAAGGCGCGCTGTTGCTTTTGCTTCAAAATGACGCGGCGGAAGCTGGTGCCGCGCTGTGCGCATTCGCTTTCCCAATCGGAAAAGCCAAAGCGGATTCGGTCGGCGGCGGCGCGGGTTTCCAGGCCGGGGTCAAGCTGGTCGCGGCCGGGGCCCTGGAGGTGCATGCGCTGAAAGCGGCGCTGCTGCTTTTCAAACTGGGCGGCCGATACACTCTGGAAGAGTCCGTAGGCGGCTGCCTCCGCGTTAAACGCGCGGCGTACGGGCTGGCAAAATGTGCGGCCGGCCCAGCGCTGAATCGGCTTGAAGTAGGCGTCGTCGTCGAGGTGCGCGCCGCGGGCCGAGGTGTAGCTGCTCTGTCGATAGTCGCCGGTCAGGCGCAGGGAGCTGATGCCGGCGCCCATCGCGCTGAGTTGCAGCATCAGGCGGATAAAGGGGTCGGCGTTGGCGTTGGGCCGGTTGCTGGCGATGATCTTGCAGTCGTCGCCGGTGGCCCCCTCCATGATCGTGCCGCGACCCAAGCGGGAAAGCTGGTTGCCGTTGGCGTCCGTCGCGCTGGTCTCGCCGGCGGAACCTTGGAAACCGGTTCCCTGGCCGGGGCCGTTCGCGCGGGTGATGAGCACCGTAAACAGCGCGCCGATCGCCGCGGCCGTCAGCTCGTTGCCGAGATACCAGTCCACGTCGCGGCTGGGCTGCATCATGTTGGCGAACCAACTGACGCCGCGCCGCTCGCTGGGCCGGCCGGGCAAAAACGAATGGATGATCCGGTCGGCGGGGATCCGCGTGCTGGCGCCGCGGTTGTGCCACGCAAGGCCGAAGGGGTGTGCGTCGTAAATGTAGTAGGCCACGGCGCGGCCGCGGCGGTCGTATTCGATGCCGCGGCAGATTTCGTTTTGCGCCACGCCGGCCGGCTGGTCGATGGTGTCGTCGAGCTGCTCGGCCTCGAGCAACTGGTAGCAGAGCGGGACGCTACGTGCCGGGTCGGGATGTTGGCATTTCAACATCAGCGCCTCGCCGACGCTGACCGTTTCCTCGAAATGCAGCCATTGCATTTCCGGGAAGGCCAGGCGGTCCTCGGCGTCGGCTTCTTCGTCGCTCCAGCGCTCGAAAGCCTCGTCGCTTTCGGCGTTGTGTTCGTCGAAAAGCTCCTCGGTCGAAAGCAACACGTTGGCATAACTGCTGATGCCGGTGCCGATGACGCCTTTTGTCAGGGCACGGAGCGCGGCCGCCAAAATGGGCTCGTTGCGGATCTGGTCGCGGATGCGGGCAGTGAGCAAGGGCCAGCTATCGCCGATCGCCGCGTCGCCGCTACGGTTGGCCGGCTGCCAATCCTTGTTGAGCCGGTTGACCTGCGCGCCGCGGTAACTCTCGGCTTGCGCGGCGATGCGTTGGAGCGCGTCGACGGCGCGCTGCGCGTCGGCGTCTTCCGCCGGCGCGTGGGCCTCCCGTTCGAGCGTGGCCAGAAAGGCCAGCGTCGCGGCGGTCGTACCGCTGTCCGCATCCTTGCGTGGGGGCATCAATCAGTCGCGGATGGGCTGAGCCAGCGAAAAGCCGCCGCCGTCTTCGTGACTTTGGCGGGCCAAGAGTTCCTTCTCGCGGGCGTACAGGTCTTTGAGATTCTGAAAGCTGAAATTCTCGCCCCCTTCGCCGTAACTTTGGGCGCCGTCGCTCTCAAGCCGGGCAATGAGGGCTTGGACGCTGGCCAGTTGGTCGGCGGTGGAAGCCATGATCGGGCGACCGTAGCCGAAGGCCGCGGTCCGGCGAAAGGCCGCGTTTCCAAACTTTGGAAATTAGCGGGCGGAAAAGTTTTCTCCCGCCTGCGCTGCGCGCGCCATGCGTTGCTGCATGTTCTCGCGGGGCACCTTCGCGCTGAACGAGCAATTGGGCGATTGGCAGCGGTAGTAGGTAAAGAACGCGTTGCCGACGCGGGGACTGCCGTTGGCTTTGCAGACGGTTTTGCAACGCGGGCAGACGGGGGCCGCGCCTTGGCGGAGCGGGGCCTCGGGGGCCGTCGGCTGGGCCTCGGGCGTCTGGGCCTGCGTCTCGGTCTCGCCGGCGTCGGCTTGCTGCCGCGGATCCGCTGCGGGCGAAGTGTCGGCCGGATAGGCCGGGCCTGGGCCGAATCCGGCGGGGGCCGCGGTGCTGGTCGGTTGTTGCTGTTGCTTGGCCATGTGGTTCCTTCCGTGGAAAAAGGCGCGCTATCGTGCGCCGAAGTCGTCAAACGTTTCGCGGGCGTCGAGGGCCGCTGCCTCGGGGGTGCGCTGCGTGGCCTGGCCGGCCGCGGCTCGGGCCAGGCGGTCAAGGTTGGCCTGGCTGAAGTCTCCGCCGACAACCATGTGGGCAAGGGCGAGCGAGTAGCCTTCGCAATCGAAATAGTGGTTGCCGGTGCCTTTGTTGATTTCGTCCCACGTCTTAACCTTGCGGCCGCTCGGGGTGATTTCGATGCGTAGCGCTTCGTTGGTAACCTGCCGCAGGTAGTCTTCGCCCGCCGCCAGGACGTTGGCCGGCAAGAGCCACGCGCCGGGCTTGGCCGGGTCGTTGTGCCACCGGCCTTGGATCTCTTCCTTGAATTGGCCGGTATCGATCCACCATTTCTCCAAGCCACCTGGGTACGGCTTGCCGGTGCGGGCGTTCTTGTCGATCGGGGACATTCGCCACGGCTCGCCGGGTCGCGGCTTGGGGTTGCCGCCAAGGGCGCGGACGTTGTAGCCGGGGTGCGCGCGGATGAATTTGAGGACGGCCATTGTCCGGTAGTTGCTGTCCGCGCCGGCCAGGGCAATCCCCAATTCGGTTTGCCCCCAAGGGTTCGCGCCGTCGACCGGTAGTCGGCAGGTGACAATGCGGTCTCCCAATTGGGCCAGGTCGTTGGATAGCGCGCCGAAGAAGACGTCGTCGTCCTCCGCGTCCTCTTCTCCGCCGCGTCGAATCATTCCCCAATCAATGAGCCAGCTTGTCGCCTCCGCGCCCCACGCGCGGATGATCCAGTAAAGGCGATTGAGCTGGACGTCGCCCGCGGACGTGAGGAAATAGGCTTCCGCCGGGACGCGGCCGCGGACGTGCTGGCCGGCCAGGCGGCGGCCCAAGTCTTGCCATTTGGGGACGCGGCGGTTGGTTTTCCAGGCCAGGCCAAGCCAGTTGTTCCAAAACTCGCGCAGCTTTTCCTTTGCTCGCGCGCGCAGGTAGGCCGCCGCGATCTTTCCCCAAGAGAAATGCGGGATCAAAAGGGCCGTCAGGTGAATTCCCCAATGGCGTTTCGATCGCTCGGGCGTGCCGGTCAGGTTGCCGGCCACGTCCACGTCTTGGCCGCGCGGGCAAACGACGCCGGCCGCGATCATGGCGGGCTTATCGATCGAGTCGATGCGGCAGCCGCGCTCGCAAAGGTAATAGGCTTTCCGCCGGGCATCCTCGGGGCTGAGCCAACGGCCGGCCTTGTCCTGAAGGCCGGCGACGCCGCCGCGGCCGGCGTGGGGTCCGTCTTTGTGCGGCAGCAGCCGCAGCTCTTGGAAATGGCCGCAATGCGGGCAGGGGCATTTGACGACGCAGCGGTTGCTCTCCTCATAGATGCCGTCAATCGCGCTGACTTCATCGGTTGGCGAGCTTTCGTAGACGATCGTCCACCCAAACGCGAACGACATAACCCGGGCTTGGATGATTTCGGCGCTGGCGCCGTGTTTGGGATGGTCGCGCCACCGATCGACCTCGCTGCACCAGACGATTTTGCAGGCGTTGCCCGAAAGGCTCTGCGGGCTGCCGCTCCATCCCAAGTAGCAGACGCAATTTCCAAGATGGACCTGCCGCTTGGGGTTCCGCCGGCGTTCCGGTGGCACCCGGCCGGCCAGGGCGGGCGTGGCATCGCAAAACCGGTACATCAGCCGGGCTTTGCCGGTGCAATAGCCTTGGTCGGGGCCGGCAAACAGCATCGGCGCCGGGTCTACGGCCGCGCGACTGACGACGCCGGCCATGATGATGGTCGTGCCGCCGATCTGCGTGGGCTTGCGAATGGCGATGGTTTCGACGTCCTGATCGTCCAGCGCGTCGAGAATCGCCGCCACCCAAGGCAGATTGCGGAAGCGGCGGACCCTGGCGCCGCTTTCGTCGCTCACGTTCAGGTTTTCGGCGCACCAATCGGCGGAGCGCAGCCGCGGCCGCGGCCGCCAGGCTTCGGCCGTGGCGGCTCGGATGCGTTCGAGGGGTGTGGCGGATGCAACCATTTCTTAAGAAATGCCTTCTGCCAGGCGGGCCAGGCTTTCAAACGCTTGCTGCAGGCGGTCCGCAACGGTTTGGCGGATGCGGTCTTTCAGGTTCTGACGCAATTCCTCCGGCAACTCGCTGTAGATGAGCGGTTCGAGCTCGGCTAAGACGGCTTTCGCTTCGCTGGCGTGGGCGGCCATGAATCGGGCCACGTCGCCGGCGTCGATTAACTCTTCTTTCGTTTGGGCCAATTTCAGCGCTTCGCGCTCCGCTTTGATCTGGGCCAGCTTGGTCAGGGCCTTTTGCCGGTCCGAATCGGCCGCCTTCTCCGGCTTGGTCGCCTTCAGCCAGGCCTCGCATTCGTCCAGGTCGTAAGAGCTGGTTTCGCCGGCCCTGGCCGGCTGGCCGGGCATTCCGTTGGCCAGGTGGTAGGCAACTTGCCGAACGGAAATGCCAATCGCCTTGGCGACGTCCTCTTGCCGGTGAACGATTCGCCGGCGGCTCGCCCCGTGACTGAGGAGCCAAGCCTTGACGGCGGTCGCGTCGAATCGTCGGCCCGCGCCGCGTCCGGTGTGCGGCAGGCCGCGCTTGATCCATTCGCGCAGTTTGGCGTCGTCGATGGCCAGGTGTTTGCGGAGTTGCGCGGCGTTCATGCAAGGCGGATGTCCTCAAACGGGTTGACGTCTTCCGTCGGCGCCTCGCCGCCGGCTGCCGGCTTGGTCTTGGGCGCGATCCATCGGCCGGGTTGTCGAGTCTGCAACCAAAACTTCTGCGCCTCGACGTTTCCCGCGCAGGCGTTGCGATATAAGCTCTGCGCCACGTTCTGGTCGGCCGTGGCCTTGCCGGTGTCCCAAGCGCGTTGCAAGTCCGGATGGGCGGCGAGCTGCTCGGCGAGCTGCTCGGGCGTCAGGTTCAGTAGCAACGCGGCCTCGCGCAGGTCGCTTCCCATTCCGGCCAGCGTTTCGAGCTGCTCGGCGCTGGCTGCCGGCGGCGAGGTCTTTTTCTTAGCCACGCGCGGCTCTCTTTCGCTTGGTCTTCTCTTCCTCCGCGTCCTTCTCGCGGAAAATGTCGTTGATGCGGTCGCGGTAGAAAGCGGCGATCGCCTCGTCGCTGCTGACTTGTAGGATTTCGGTGCGGGGGTTTGCCGTCAGGTTAGCGCTGCCTGTAATCGTGTAGGCCGCGCCGCCGGCCGCGGTCGGCCATAGCACGAATGCCTTGGCGTGTATGCCTGTGCTGACGTAGCGGTCGGCGGTCTGCCGGACGGCGGCGCCGACCGTGGCGCGGTGGCCGCCGGTCATTAGGCCATCGACAACGGCGTGAATCTCGGTCAGGTCGCCCGCCTCTTTGAAGAATGCCAAGCGGCGTAAGCTCGATTCGCCGACGGCGAACGTGCAAAAGGTGAGTTCGTACGGGCCGCCGCGGCGGATCAAGCAATCGAGGGCGTCCACGGCGTCGGCGCCCGCGCGGCTCCAAATGTCGATCGATGGAAGCCGCTGCGGATCGTCAAGCCAGGCGGTAATAACCGCGCCGATGGCCTGGGCCCGGTCGCCGGCGATCGCCATTTTGCGGGACTGGCGTTCCTGGGCCGTCAGTCGCCGCGGGCCTCGCCGCTTGTCGTCTCGCTGCGTCTCGGCCGCGGCCAGCGCAGCCAAGCCGGCCAGGCTGGCCGCGGCCGGCCGCGGCGTGTCTTTGGCCAGTCCGCGGAGTTCAAGCGGAATTCGCATACGGTGGCAATCCGGGGGGACACCTGCAGCAGCAAACGCTTTTTTTCTTCCGGCGCGCCCAAAGCGCGCGATTGTCAAGGACCGCGCGGGGCGGCCCCCCCTGCGGAGAACCTAGCGGGGGGGTAGGTGATCGTTTGGAGACCAGGCTTGTCTTGGTCGTTTGGCGGTCAGGCTCAGGCGGCCGCGGTGGCTGGGCCGCGGCGGAGGACGGTCGCCTTCAGGGCCGCGGTGGCTGGGCCGCGGCGGAGGACGGTCGCCTTCAGGGCCGCCGTGACGGTGCCGCGTCGCTTGGCCGTGCCGTGGTGGGTCAGCGTGGCCAAGAGCTCGGCGACGGCCTTGGCGGCGTCCTCGGCGGCCTCGGGCGGCGTGCCGTCGGCGACAAAGGCGGCGAAGCGGCCGGCGATGGCATTGAGGATCTTCTGGCGCGCGCCTTCGCCAAGCTGCTCCAGCGCGACGGCCAGCAAGAGCGCGGCGTCGGGCTTGGTATGGGCCGCGGGCGTGCCGTCCTCGCCGACGTTGATGGCGCCGGCCAGGTGGATGGTGACGTCGACGGCCTGGCCGTTGCCGGGCGCGAGGGCGTCGCGTTGGGCGCGCTTGCCGATGTTGGCCAGCGCGTGCAGCTCGAGCGCGTTGAGTTCGTCGGCGGCCTCGGGCGTGGTGGCCTCGGGCGTGGTGGCCTTGCGTATGGTGGCGGATGGCGTCCTTGCCATTGTGTGGTGCCTCAGGAAATGGGCCGGGGTTGAATCGGGATCGGCCGCGGCGGTAAGCGCCGCTCGCAGCCGGCGATCAAGCGGTCGTGGCGGTCCAGTCGGCGGGTCATGCGGCGCAGGCCGCGGCGCAGGCCGCGCAGGTCGCGGCGAACGCCACGCAACTCGCGGACGGCCCAAGCGGCCAGCCAGGCGATTAAGGCCGCCGCCAGGGCCGCCGCCAGGTTTATCGAAAAGTCGAGCATCGGTTGCGTTCGCGCGGGGCCGGCCAGGCTGCGGGAGAAAGAGGATTTCCCGCCGCTTGGTCGGCCGCCGCGGCCTCTGCGGGTTAGGTCGTCGGGCCGCCGACGCCGGGCCGGGTGGCCACGTCGCGGTTGTCCACAATGGCGCCGCTGCGGCCGAAGCCCTGCGGCTCTTCCGTCGGCAAGGTGCCTTCGGTGATCCCAACGACCTTGGCGTCTCCGCCGCTCTCGTCGCAAAGCTTCCACATTTCGAGCAAGCCGACGAAAAGCATGGCGCCTTCCTCGCCGGTGATGCGGTGCGTGGACATGCGCGAATCGAGGCGGGTGGCCGTCACGATATGCAGGTCCAGCGCGGTCATCAGCGTTAGGCCGTCGATGTTCCGGATGGTCATATCGCTCAGCTTCGGCACGTTGGGGTCGGCGCCGTCCAGCCGGTTGCGCATTTCGAAAGCGCGGCCGGCCGGTTGCGCGATGCCGTCGCCCAAGCCGGTATCCGTGCTGACGGCCGGAAGCTCGAGGTTCATTCCCTTGGCCAGGGCCTCGTGGTTCTCGAGCTTCTGATTCTGGTTGCCGGCCGTGTGGATCATGCGGACGCGCAAGCGGTCCATCTTCACAAGCCATTGCCGGATCTTGCGGTCTGTGCTGGTGAACCATCCCTGCTGGAGCTGCAAGTCCTGCAACAGCATCCATTGTTGCCGGGCCTTGATGGCGTGCGCCACGTACATATGAATGGAGCGGTTCGCGAAAAACGTCTGCGCGTCGACAAACGTCTCAACTCCCAAGTGTCCCTGCATGGCGGTTGCTCCTTGCTATGGGGCGTTGGCCGATCGGCCGGCGCCTTTGGTGAAAATGCGGGCCGCGTCGTGTTCCACGCGCTCGCGTAATTCGCGGTAGGCGCGGCGGAGCGTGTGATCCTCCGCGCCGGCAAGCTCGTCCAGGGCCAGGTCGTAAAGACGGCCCAACGTTTGGTCATAAAGCTTGTCGCGGCCGCCGTTTGCTTCGTAGTTGTCGGCCAGTTCGGCGGCGTACTGCTTATATTTGGTGGGCGCGCCTTTGCCGGCGGCGGGCGGCTGGGCCGGGGCCTCGGGTCGGTCGTTGCCGTCGCCGGCCTCGGGGGCCGTTGGCGGCGGCGCGGTCCGATCGGTTTTGCCGCGGACGCGGCGCCAAGCGCGGCCGGCCAGGCGTCCTATCAATTTGCGGCCCAGCCAGGCGCCGGCCAGGGCGGGTATGCCGCCGACGCCGACGGCGATCAACAGCGCGGCCAGCTTGCTTTGCAAAAAGCCGCCGGCCAGGCCGGGCAATGAGGAGCCCGCGGTCGCCGCTGGGGGAGCGCTCGCGGCATTGCCGGCCAGGCCGGTGGGTATCGTCTCGCC